GTGATTTGCCGACTGCGGCAGACATCAGCCCTAGAGCTGTACGGCGGTTAGATTCTTCAAGCGCCAGGTAACCGACCCGTTCTCCTTTACAAAGAAGGTTAGTTGCGATGTCACGACAGAATGACGATTTTCCAATGCCAGATCCTGCAGTGATTGTGACAAGCTCTCCGTACCTGATCCCGTGAAGCTTTCTTTGTAATCCTTGAAATGGGTAGTCATGATCTGATGGAGGCGATGGTGTAATGATCGTGTCAAGCAGCTGCTTTGCATCCACAATTCCCTCAGGTTGATACTGAAGGTGGTCGTAGTTGCAAACTGCTCGTATGGCTTCAGTGTCTCCGGCTTGCAAAGCGTCTGATGCGTCTTTGTAGCCTTCAAGAAACCCGATGTATGCCTTGCCTGGTGGTAAGACGGATGCAGCATCTTTGGCTGCCTTTTGTCCAGCGTCGTCGTTGTCGAAAAAGATCACTACCTTGTCGTAGTAGTTGATCCATTCGTAGTTGTGTTGAAACGCTTTTTTGGCCGCGGCAGCCCCATTTGGAATAGAGACTACATCCCAGTTAGGCTGAGCTTCCCACACAGACAAACAGTCCATTTCACCTTCAGTGATTACAAGCTTTTTGGATTTGCTTGTGGTCTTGTGGCGAAAGTTCTGCATGCCGAACAGGGTTTTTACCTGCCCTTCACATGAGAAGTTTTTGTCGGTGGTTCGCACTTTAGCCCCAATAAGAGTTCCATCCACGTCGTAATAGTAGTGGCGAAGAACTTGTCCATCACGGTAAGTTTTAAATAACTCCGCGGTCTTTTCAGAGATTCCTCTGCTTTGTAACCTTCCGGCTGAACCTTGAAGCTGGACATTTGACATTTGGGGGGAATGAGTGTGAATGGTGTCGTTACCAGTACCTCGTGTATGTGCGTTACATCTGAAGCAGAATGTGTGACCGTCTGAGTACAAACTATTTGCATCAGACGATCCACAACTTTCACACGGCAAGTGCCTGACGAACTCGCTGTCGGAGTTGTGCGTATGCATTTGCTTGTTGTTGGTGATAGTCAAACCATTCGTCAATGGACAGCAAAAAGCCTTTGACGATATTGTCAGCAGTGGCTGGGTTGTCGCCTTCTACATCACCAATAAAATCAGCGAAGTGTTCAGCGTAAAACTCAGGAGTGCCGTACTTGTGATTCACATTAACCATTTGAGTGGAATGTTAGCGTATGAAGTCCAAGGGATTCCAAGTTTCTCGCAGTAAGCTGCGTAAGTGGTTTTGGATTTTTTGCTGATTGTGTTGTATGGAGCTTGAAATACCATTCGTAAATCGAGCTCGGGGTTTTGTTGTTTGACAGCTTTGATCTTGCGACGATCTTTGCTATCCCAATACCCCTTGCACTCCAGATACACACCGTTTGGAAGGATGAAATCTGGACAGTACTTATGCTCGATTACATAGTCAACCTTAACGGTTTCGTATTCATATTTGACATCAAGCTCAACAAGAAGATCAGCAACCTTCTCTTCAAGTTTTGAGCGAAATGCCATCAGTCGTTCATTTGCTTTTCGATGATCTCTTCAACGATTTCAGATACAGCACGCCGCATCTCATACTTGAAGTCGTTGCGATCCGCTTTGTAACGGGTGACGCTGATCTCAGGAAGCTTGATACACAGGGTGCCTTCGTAAAGACCGAGCTCTTCGTTTTTAATGCAATCAAAAGAAACCATCAGAAATCATCCTCATCAGAAACAGTGTCATCTTCAGCGGGGCGTTCAACGTTGGGCTCAGATGCTTTGTAACCAGCAGTCTTGCCAAACAGGGCCGCGGCTTTTTCGTGGTCAAGATCCACACCACCCTTGTCAACACCTGCCTTGCTGGACAGGCTCACGATTTGAATCGAGATGGGCTTGAGGGAGGTGCCGATGGTCGTGCCATCTTGCAAGATGTAAGGCTTTTGGTAAAAAGCAATGCGCACCTTGCTACCGCTGTAAAGCGGGGTGTTGGGATCAGTGACAGGTTCGCCTTCGCTATCAACGATGGGGATCTGTTGATCTTCTTTCCAACGGAACTTGACTTTGTAGCCGCCCTCGGACACTTCTTCCCAGGGCTCAGGTCGAACGCTTTTGCGTCGGGGATTCTTCAGTTTTGATTCAGACCATTTCAAACTTTCAACACGGTCCATTTCAAGCTTGTCAACCATCTCTTGGTCGATGATTGCTTCCATGGAGTAGCCGTATTGACCAGGCTTAGTGATGGCTTGGAAACCATCAAGCAGTACAGGGTCTGGGGTGGTGTAGGTGGTGTAACCCATTAACAAAAAAAGTAGGTTGAGTCGATCACTCGTGACGGTTCAAGGTCACCAATGATGGGCGGGTCAGTTTCTGCCCCGATTTGTTGTGCGAACGACTTCAAATAGTCATGCTCCGCAAACAGGTGCATGTATGTCTCACGAACAATGGTTGAAAGAACAGACATGTCAGTAGCACGACAAAGAACCGAGTCGTGTATGAGGGAAATCGGAGCGTTGAAGCGTATCGCAGATAAGCACAACAGTGATGCATCGAGTGAATGTATTAAATTTGGAGCAGTAGCGTTTTTGTGATGGGCACGATCGACCTTGTCACCGTCTTCGACAGCAACGTTGATTCGACAACGACCAAGTAACTGAAGATCAATTTGCTTCAGGTTTTTCTTCATAAGACGTTGAGTAACAACAAACCCAGACGGTGTAGTCCAAGTAAGTTTGTCAGCTCCACGATCAATGGCAGCAGCTACTTCTGATTCAATCCATTTCATGACACGCATAGGTCCAGGAACAACGACATTCATCGCATCCCGTACTGCGTTCACTGTTGCAGTGAGGTCATCCTTTTCAACTTCTACTCCCTTTTCTTCCAAGGCTTCACGTATGTAAGACCGGTTAGAATAGGGTTTAGCATTGTAAGGAATGGTCATAACTGTTCGTTTGGTCACCTTCCTATCCATGTGTGGTTTGACACATTCAGGGACGTTAGGTTTCGCTTGTTCAGCTATGACTTTGTACGCATCTTGTGGTTTGTCACCAGGGATGACATTGACAAGTCGTGCTGTTGATTCATCACGGGCGAGCCCAGCCAGAATCTGGAGCCCACTGCAAGTGGCGTCGGTGGCCACTGGAAGTCCCGTGTGGCTCCGTGTGCAGGCAACAACACATGCGTAGTACTCTTCACATGCGGCAAGGAATTGCCACGGCTCATCAGCACCCTCCCAATCAGATAGACATCCAATGGGATCACGAGCGATACGTGATATGAGTGTGATGTTTTCTTGTACCCACTCTAGTCTTTCAGCCATGGTGGCTTTGTCAAGACCGTATGTGGTAGCAACTTGAAACGCCAGCCATTCCTCACATTCTGGTGTGACGAAAGCTTGTTCATAAAAGCGTAGTAGAGACTTACCAAAGTCTGTGTCTTGGGGTGTCAAGAACGCAGGTATTGGGTATACCCTACCCCGATAATCTGCACTCCAAGGAATGAAGAACTTCGGGTACTTTTTGAAGACGTTCACTGCGTTCATGGTCATGCGTGTACGACATGACTTTTGAAACGCTTGTGCGTTGATGTTGCAGACCTCTGCTGCCCTACGCCTGTAGTCTTTGCGAGACTCTTTGTTCTCTGCAATGTCTACGGGTTTGGGTGGCAGTGGCATCTCAACTACAGGGATGAACTTGCCGACCTGAATCTGCTTGTCCATCAACGTCTCAGCGACGTCAACGACGAACGGGTTCAGGGCATAGGCGACCTTCTGAATCTTGTTCAGGAAGGTGATGAAATCTTCTCCCTGTATACATTGGCGGTTACCGCGGCGGACCATGTCGTAACCCTTCATGACCTCGTTCAGCAGGTACCCGCCCTGCCGTTCGTTGGACCAGTCGTTGGGCTCGATCAGCATGGGCCAAGCAATGGGGCTGAAGAGCTCAGCCGTTGCCATGACTTGGTCTTTGATCTCCAGGAACTCAGGTGTCGGAACGATGTAGTTCTGACGTTTCCTGCCTTCCTGTCGAACGTCAGTCATGAACCACTGGCTTGACTCACATATGCAATCGAGAAGCCACCCGCCCAGGCGAACCCGGACGTGGCGACCCCACGCTTTCCAATGCGGAACGTCGCAACGGTTCATCAGCGTACGAATGACCACCACCTTTTGATGGGTGCCAATCGACTTGTGCCAATAGTTCTCTTTCAGTTTGTGCAGGAGCCCCGGCACGTTGCGTTCGTAATGACGCAGCATGCACTCGTTCTCAATCGCTTGACCGATGGAGTCCGTTACGTTTGCGACAAGAGCTGATTTAGGTTTGACACTAAACACCTTGTCGAATGTCACCTTGCAGGCAATGCCAGATGCAGCCTCAGGTTCCAGGTCATGCAAGAACATTGAGATCTCACGGAAGTGGGCACCCGCATTCCCTTTCTTTAGCCTTGCAGTAGTCTCACGAATACGGGTAGCCACAGAAGGCAGAAGCTGCTCAATAGAAGCCACCCCGTACACACTTGCACTTGCATAGTCTTTCGATTCGAGTTTGCGGGTGTTGTCATGTAGCTGCCTTAGCCCCTGTCGGATTTGTTCTCGTTCAAGGGCGACTTGCTGTGCGATTTCAGCCTTCGTCGCCATCCTCCTCCAGATACTTGACTGAGTTCATGTCATCGATTTGTTGATGCATTAGTTCAATCAATTCATCCCGATGTGGATGGTGGACAAGCTCGTTGATAAAATCAGAAATCATTAAAGTCGAGTTCATAATCTTCCAAATCTTTGGGGTGAACATGACACAACGTGTCGTCATAACAAATGACTAACTCGTGCGTCCGTGCAAGTAGGTAATCACGAATCTTTTTGTTGGCCGCAGATACACGCTTGTACACATGCTCCTTGACCTTAAAAGTTTTGAGATTCGTAGCCCGTATGACACATTCAACGTTTTCAGGCAACATCCATCCAGCTACCTTCCAGTCCATGAAATCCTCGTAAGGCCATGGCTCGAACTTGCTGTCAGGTATTGCCTTCACACGTGCCCACTTATTTGGAAAGTATGCTTTTTTACCATTCATTTGATAATCGTACGTCTAATAAACGGCTGTTCTTGTCATTGGACAACTCCAAAGCATCCCATGCGGCTTGCTCGGAATCGGCGGCAAGTATGTAGTAATACTCTCCGCTGGACAGAAGAACCAAATACTCACGTAGTGGTGGGCTTTCGACGTCGTGCACGTCGCGGCGTGGCTGGTTTTGCTGCAGGAGCATCCACGCGAATGAAGCTGTCACGTTTGGCTAGTTCCTCATAGTGGGGTCTCCATTTGTGGTCTGGGAAGTAGTGCAACCAACACATGATTGCATTGCGTATGTACCAGTCGTCATCTTTCGGTGACGAAGGATTGTCGGTCGAGTTTGTAGACAATGTTCCGAAGTTGTTCAGACGTGAGGAGACCAATGGCGTGGTCTTTGATTGCTTGTTGTTGCAACGAACGCAGGTCTTTGCGTCCGTGCGATGAGTGTGAAACGCTCAAATATTTGATTGTCAAGTTTCTTTGCGCCGAAGCACGAGCAAATATTAGCCAGCATCCAAGGCATGTCGAGCCCAGTTCAGCTTTTCTTCCGATTTGATGCGTGAATGTAAACAATGACGAAATGTCAATGCCTCCTTGACACAAAAAAAGCCCCCGCCGAAGCGGAGGCAATTGGTGTTTGTATCAATGGCTACGAAGTTGCCTCCTGGGATTTGTCGAAGGCAGTCTTCAACTCACGCCAGTTCTCAAACACCTTGTCGTGCCGTTCACCACACTTTTTGATTACGTCCTTGTAATCCTTGTGCAAAGCGTTGGCTTTGACGTTGTGCAGGACGGCAACCTCAGCCTTGGTGAACATCAGTTGGAACAGCTCGTCCCTGACCTCTTCGTGTTGCTCGCACAACACCTCAGGGCACAGCCCAGTCATGGTAACAACGGCTGCGTCTTCCTCCTTGTGAGAGACCTGGTAGAAGTCAGACGCTT